TTCGCAGGCAATTAGGATTTTCATCCGACCACCCTTCCATCCCATTCCTGGCGCAACTTGTTAACCGCAGGGTCACGGCAAGCCGCAACATTGGCTAACAGTTCCTTGGAGCCATACACGCCCTCGCCAGGTTCACCGTTGGCAAGTCCCTGCCCGTCTATCTCATAGACTGCCACCCAATCGCTAGGCCCGTCCAAACGCTTCCACGGCACTAAATCGGGGTGCAGCACATGAGATTCACAACCTTCATGCTGCGCGTCAGTCGGTACAACATCATCCCATTTGGCGCAATGCCAAGTTGAATCGGACAATGGCGTAATGTGGGCGCAAGTACGGCAGTTAACTTGCTTGGTGGTCTTTGTCTTGTGGCAGAACTCATGCCCCGCGCACATCTTGCACTCAAACCAGCTTGGGTCAGTGCTGATTGGTGGCGGTAGGCGGTCGGTCAGGGCCAAACGTTGACCTTTGGCGATAGCTTTTAAAGCTACTTCTTTATCAAGATGCAGCCATTCAGTGTAAATTTCATCCGTGTTTTTATTTATAGCGACATACAGCGATCTGTCAAGTTTTGCGCCATATCCGTACACGCAGCACTGTATCCAGTGCATGGGCTTTGCTTCTTTTACCCCTTTGGCCTTCACTTCTTTAAATGATTTATCCGAATGCGTTTTACATTCAAGAATTGCTTTTGTTTTTGGTGCGATTGGAAGTCCGGTTACGATTCCATCAGCAGAACCCTTAACGTGTGAACCAAAATCAAAATTTGCTTGAGAACTGCCCACATTGGTAACGTGTGCATTGATTCTTCTTAAATTATTCACGATTTTCATTTCTTCATCGTGACCGCGTTTAAACAACAATAGCATTCTTCCGTTGAATTTTTCAACGACCGCCCAGCGAAAAGACATCCACAACCAACGCTCACAATGATGACCCAATTGAGACGCACCCATGTGAGGCCTTGGAAGCTCTTGATCTGCTTCGTATGCTTGATAAATCAGATTTTCAATTATGTTTTCAAATTCAGGAATTTTCATTTGTATGTCCCCAAGATTTTGTAGAAACTATGTTCCTAACTACATGGTATGAAACGCCAACGCTTAAAGATATTTCTTTGCAAGTCATGTTAGTTTCGTTTCGTAGCCTTTTAATTGTTAAAACTTGTTCAACATTTACAGAGCATCTCGGATGTTTTACTCCTTCATATTTACCTTGTTTCATGTCTGATTGTTTTTTTCTAGATTCTTCTTTATGCTTTTTACCAATCATAGGATTGGGAAAACTTCTTCTTATCGCAGACAATTTATTTTTTGTTTCTTGACTTCTTTTTGCACCACTTGAGCCCTCCCCACCGATTGTCATATTGCAAATATTTACACCAAGTTTTTTCAATTGGTCAATTCGCTCCATCTCCACCAAAAAGGCAAATTCTTCGTCCATGTTGTTTACAATCGTACGCACGGAAAAACCACCAGATTTTGCAACAATGTTTTTCCAATGTTGATTGCGCCCAACAAATGACTTAGACCTTTTTTTAGTACCTTTTCCCACATAAAAAATTGCACCTGTATCATTTCTTAAATGTTCATAAACATAAAATGAACTACAATCTAAGCCGGGAATCTTCATGGTTTCTCTCCTGTTGATCTTTTACCCCGCCGTTACAAGCGGGGTATTTTTTATATAGGTGGGGGTACTCGCTGCACTGTTTGCAACAGACCAACAACCAGTTGCGTCTGAGTTGCAGCCCAGACCAGCATCTGCTTTCCCCCCGTAATCTTTACTTTTTCAACCAAGGTGGTGCAGATTTAGCAGTGCCAGGTGCAGTAGGCATTGATGGTTTAGCCATCGGTGACGGTGAACCGCCCAATGATTTAAAACCCTTTACTTCATTGCCTGCATACTCGCCTGTCTTCACTGACAGTTTGATGCCAAGGTTGCCGCCTATCAATTGGTCAGTGTCCGACACCTTGACCAAGCCAATCGCTCGCATGATCTCGCCCAACTGCTGACGCCCAATTTCCTCGGCCTTTGTACTGGCGTTCTTGATGTTGAGATTGCCAAAGATAACCCGGCCTTGATGTGATGGGCCTGTGATTGTGTATTTGCAAGCAATGTATTTGCCATCACCTGCTTTTGTGGCTTTAATCTCTGCGCCTGTAATCGTGGCGTTGTACCAGCCCTCGGGCAATGGGTCAAAGTTGCTAGTCGATACGGGCAGCGAGTCAACGCTAAATTCTTCATCTAAAAAAGCCATGATTAATCCTTAGTTTAAAGTCCGTGACGCTCTGAATAATTAGCGCCACTATGGTTCATTTGCACAATTGCTTGATCTCGATAATGTATTGCCAGTGTTTTTGCTTCATCATTTCCATATTTCATAACACTAAAAAACTTGTCATGTTTTTTATTTGTTTTATGGTCATACCAAAAAGCAACCCAGTAAAGATATTGCCTTTGTTTATGCAAATAAACACCAGTAGCTCCAGAAGTGTTTGTGTTTAATTTTTGAGCGTTTCTCCTATTTTCAGCTATGCTGATAAGTCGTAAATTTTCAGGTCTGTTATCTATTCTGTTTCCGTTGATATGGTCAATAATCATTCCAATGGGAAAATCATTTACATTGTTTGAAAGCATCCAAACAATGTTATGAACTTTTAAAATTTTCTTATGCAGTCCAGCGACAAAATAACCATCATGGGTATCAAAACAACCAGCATGTTGACCCGGTTTTTTAAAACCTCGTCCTCTACCTATTTTTATAGACCAAGCCAAGCCACTAATTGAGGATTGGTCAATATGAAAATAGTCAGACAAGTTCATAGTTTTATTCCGTTTTTAAAATAGTAAATGTTGGTCTGCCCGGAGTTGATGTAATGGCGCCTGAAAGCACTTGTTTTATCTCCTCAGAACATGATTTCCATTGTACTGTATTTAGTTCCGGACGCCACCTAAACAATGCGCTCAAATGTTCAGACAAGCCAGCTTCCGCAGCAATAACTTGCAATTTTTCAGCGTCAATCTTTTTATTGATGCGGCCTTCTAACTTGATTTTGTAACCATCAATCTCATGGCTAATAGTGGTATCCAAGTTTTTTGGAACATGGAACGCAACAACCATTTGATCTTCAAGTTTGCGACGATCAGCAACTGCTACGGTTTCCCGTGCCTTGGCTTCAAGCCATGCTTCATATAGTGTCATTCTGCATTCTCCTGTTGTTCTGTTACATACTTAGAAATAGCGTGAAGCGCGTGACCTGCATCAGCCACATATAGAGCAAAGCAATCCAATTCTTTATCAGTCATTTGATGGATTGCCATAGCCCTCATGTGAGATACGTTGGCTTCAAGTTGTCCCGTCCATAGGGCAATTAGTCCGACAGATGCGTTGTTCATACTGCACCACCAATCTTTTCAATAATGGCGTTTAAGTCAGGGGCTTCCCATGCACCGAGTTTTCCTGACCTATCCTTAGCAAGCCAAAGGCCATCGCTGTCGCACATCAAAGCGCGTTGGGTGTTGCCCTCTGCATCCTTTTCAACACGCAAGGCCAGCACTTCATCGAAAAAGTAAGGCAGCGCCTGTCCTGTTTTGTTACCCGGCATCGAGGGTGAGTAAAGTACCCGTCCCATTTCGTCTTGTGTTTTCTCCAGCTTTGCAGTCATTAACACATGGCGGTTTGGCAAGTCACGGAATGCCCGAATGATGTCAGCCATCTGCTCCTGCATTGCACCGTATGCAGCGCGTGGGTCTTTGTTGACCTTCTTCTCATGGTTAAGGCACACCTCAGCGATTTCGCTGATGCTGTCCAACGCCACTGACTTGTACTCAGACTCCAGAACCCAACTGTAAGCCTCGCGTAAGTCATCCATACTTGTAATTTCCAAGTAAGGCAGGTCAGCGTCTTGGATAGACAGCAAGCCGCCCTCGGCAGACAATACAACGACATTCGGAAGCGTCTTGATAAGGGAAGTCTTTCCCGAACCAGCCGCGCCGTATACCAACACCTTGACACCATGAGCAGACAAGCCGCCCGTACGTTTCAATGAAATAGCCATGTGGCTCTCCTTCAGTTTGCATTACCGTCTGGACTCAGTTCGTAATGTGATTGCAGTTTAGCATAAGTTCATGGTACAGTGTCAACAACTTTTTAACAAAGGATGAAAAATAAATGTCAGACCTTGCAAGTATCCTCGGTGGCCCTTGGTCGCCACCCCCTCCAAAGCAGGTTTCTGCACCTGAAGACCAACTCAAAGATGCCATGCTTGGCGTTGGTTTAAAGCCACCAGAAATTATTTATTTAGACGGTAAGCTGCACCGATTCAACTCAGGCACTAAAGGCGAAGGCGGTCACGATAAGCCTGGCTGGTACGTGGCGTTCAATGATGGTATCCCGGCTGGACGCTTTGGCTGCTGGCGCTCTGGTGTGGAACTCACATGGAAAGCAGAGATTGGACGCAACCTTACCGTAGCCGAAGAAATGGCGCAGACTAAACGCTTTGCGGAAGCCAAAACCAAGCGTGATGCAGAGCAAACCAAGACCCGCGAAGTTGCCGCGCAGACCGTTGAATTGATCTGGTCAGAAGGTGGCGCAGCCAGCCCCGAACACCCTTACTTAGCCAAGAAGGGAATCAGTCCTCATGGCGCACGGGTAACGGGTGACGGGCGTTTGATGGTTCCCTTGTATTCTGAAGATGGTGAACTATCCAGCATCCAATATATATCGGGTGACGGTGACAAGAAATACCACCCCGGCGGTGCAACGGGTTCCATGTTCTGGATGTTGGGCAGTCTGGACGAAGCCGATACGCTTTACATTGCTGAAGGTTTTGCAACTGCCGCCACCATCCAAGCCGTTACGGGTAAACCCTGTGCCGTGGCCTATAGTGCCAGCAACCTAGTTCCTGTGACGGGTATTCTCAAGGCAGCTAATCCAACATTGGACATTTGCATAGTTGCCGACAATGATGCAAGTGGCGTGGGCCTACGCTATGCAGAACAAGCATCAGCAAAATTTGGGGTTCGTATGACTATGCCGCCTGTGCTTGGGGATGCCAATGATTACGTGCAAGCAGGGCATGATTTAGCACTACTTCTAAAGCCACCAATAGCAACCGACTACCTAATCCCTGCTGATGGGTTTTCAGAGCAGCCAGCACCCTTGTCATGGCTTGTAAAGCATTGGATACAAGACCAAGCCTTAGTCATGGTGCATGGCCCCAGTGGAGGCGGTAAAACATTCGTGACCTTGGATTGGATGCTGCA